TGGAAAATTAAAAGGAAACGAGGCAACATTTATGTCGAGAACAGGAAGTCGCCCTTTTAGTTTTGGTGATGATACTTTTGCTGAAGAGGATATTATAGAAGATTATGGTATATGTAAATTTCCTACTGAAATGCGTGGTCCTATGATCATGGCACAAAAAAATTGGTGGGATCTAGAAGTTTAAGAGGAGTTCATTATTGAATCCTCAATTGTGGCAAAAAGCCACACCCTCTGGCGAAAGCAGAGGAATTTTGTTAATCTCGCTTATAAAGGAGAAATATGACTAATTACTTAGTACCAAGAACAATTGAAGATATTGAAAGACAATTGTCACAGTCAATTGGATTTGACACATTTTTCAATAGATTATTTGCTAATGATTTTGCGGCAACAAATGGAGGTGGATATCCTCCATATAATATTCGAAAACTAGATGATTATAAGTATGCTATTGAATTAGCTCTTGCTGGTTTCAGTAAAGATGATTTGGATATTGAATTGGCCGAAGGTACTTTGACTATTAAGTCAGCACCTGTGGAAAAAAAAGTTGATGATGAATACATACATCATGGAATTGCAAAACGGGTATTTACAAGAAAATTTCATCTTGCTAATGATATTGTTGTGAAAGGCGCCGATTTATATAATGGTTTATTGACTGTTGAATTGGAAAGAGTAATACCTGAAGAAAAGAAACCACGTAAAATTAAAATTGATGATGGAGTGAAAAAAGTGGATTATAATATTTAACAATTTCGGGGACATGTTTCATGTCCCCTTTTTGTTTTTGAACTTGTTCCTACCAAAATAAAACTTTCAAAAAGATAATTATGAAACTTAGTAAAAATTTTTCTTTAAAAGAAATGACATTTTCTGATACTGCAATTAGAAAAGGTATCGATAACACTCCAGAATTAGAACATATTGTATCATTAACTAATCTATGCTGTAATGTGTTGCAGCCAGTACGTGATTATTTTGATAAATCTGTTAAAATAAATTCTGGTTATCGTTCGGTTGAATTGTGTGAGGCAATTGGATCATCGTCTACATCACAACATGCAAAAGGAGAGGCAGCAGATTTTGAAATTTATGGTATGTCAAATTTAGAACTGGCTACCTGGATTTATGAGAATTTAGATTTTGATCAAATTATTTTAGAATATCATGATCCAGATGAAGATCCTAATAGTGGATGGATTCATACTTCATATAGAAAAGATGGACAAAATAGAAGAAAAGGATTGATCATAAATTCAAAAACCAAAGGTAAATATTTGGAGTGGATTCCCGATAAAAAATGAAAAAATTTTTAATAAATCAATATAAAAAACTATTAATTTATAATGTATCATTGACATTAAAATATAAAAGATTTCTTGACAATCAGTTAGATAAATGTTATCATAGTACATGACTACAATCAAACATTATCAAACACTGATGTCAAGGATATTAAATGAATTTTTATACAAATGTTCAGAACTGGGGCGGTAAAATTTATTATCGTGGAATTGATGAACATGGTAAACACTTTAAAAGTGTTGACAATTATAATCCTGTCTTATACATACCTTCTCCCAAACCTTCCGATTACAAAACTCTAGATGGTGAATATGTTTCTCCTATAGAATGTGGTTCTATTAAAGAAGCAAAAGAATTCATAAAAAAATATGAAAACATAGAAAATTTTCGTATTTATGGAAATACTAATTATCATTATACATTCATATCTGATAATTTTCCTGATACAATATCATATGATTTATCTAAAATAACCATTGCTAATATAGATATTGAAGTTGGATCTGAGAACGGATTTCCTGATCCTCAGATTGCCAGTCAACCAGTCACTGCAATAACCGTTCAGATAGGTCAAAGATTGTGGGTGTTTGGTGTAGGTCACTACAACGTTACACAAGATAATGTTAGATATTTTAGGTGTGAAGATGAATTGCATCTTTTGAGTGATTTTATTGATTGGTGGAGTCATCAGGATATAGATATCATTACTGGTTGGAATGTTAAATTTTTTGATATTCCATATCTTGTAAATCGAATGAATAGGCTGTTTGATGAATCTACATCTAAGATGGGACCTTCAAAATTATCTCCTTGGAACTTTGTAAGTGAGAGAACTGTAAATCAGGCTGGATTTGGAGGAACCAGAGAACAGCAATCATTTGAAGTTATGGGAGTTGCTACTCTTGACTATTTGGATCTTTATAGAAAATTTACACATACACAACAAGAAAATTACAGACTAGACCACATTGCTCACGTTGAATTGGGAGAGAGAAAATTAGACTATTCGGAATTTGGTTCTTTACATAATTTATGGAAAGAAGACTATCAGAAATTTATTGATTATAATATTAAAGACGTTGAATTGGTCACAAGACTTGAAGAAAAAATGAGATTAATTGAAATGTCAATAGTTCTTGCTTATGACGCTAAAGTTAATTACACGGATGTTTTCACTCAAGTTAGAATGTGGGATACTTTGATCTATAATGAATTAAGAAGAAAAAATATTGTTATACCTCCTAAGCAAACTACTATAAAGAATGAACCCTATATGGGTGCTTTTGTGAAAGAACCTGTTCCTGGTATGTACGAATGGGTTGCTAGCTTCGATCTTGATAGTTTATATCCTCATTTGATTATGCAATATAATATATCTCCTGACACCATTATAAGAGATTATCCGCCAAAACCTGTTACTGTAGATCAACTTTTAAACCAAGAAATAGATACTGATTATGCTAAAAACCAGAGAATGGTTCTTGCGGCAAATGGTTTTCATTTTAAGAATGATAGACAAGGATTTCTTGCCGAAATGATGGAGAGAATGTATGCTGAAAGAAAAATTTTTAAAAAACAAATGTTAAAATCAAAGCAAGAATTAGAAATTGTTGAAGGACTAATTTCAGAAAGGAATAAACATGACGATAGATGAGTTGATGCAAACTCCTAGACAAAATTCAATTTGTAGAGAAGAATTTTTACATATTACTGACTTTTTAGGAAATAAAAATTTTTTAGTTTTTGGAACAGGATATGATACTGAATATTGGAGAACGGTTAACAAAGATGGATTCACTCTTTTTTTAGAAGATAAACGTTCTTGGGTTTTGAAAGATGCCACAGACATTCATCTTGTAAAATATACTTGTAAGATGAATCAATTTGATGGAATGATGGAAGAGTATAGAAATGGAAATTATGATAGATTTATTATTGAATTTCCAAAAATAGTCGAAACGACAAAATGGGATGTTATTTTAGTCGATGGTCCTACAGGTTGGCCGAATGGTGATAATCCAGGTAGAGCTCAAAGTATTTTTCTTTCTATGATGGTATCAAACAAAGATACAGATGTTTTTATACATGATGCTGAAAGAAAAATTGAAGATATTTGTTCTAGAGAAATGTTTTCAACTATTGTCGAAGATCTTGTTTTTCCACCTAAACCCGGTTATGACAGAAAATTGAGAAGGGTTAGAATATAAGGAATATATGAATTATCATGAAATGTCATTGGAACAATTATTGAAAGAAAAGAAAAGACTTTCAAATGAAGTTTCCAGATTAAATAATATGCAAATGGCAAGAAAAATTCAATTGAATTCTGCTTATGGTGCTTTAGGTAATCAATACTTTAGATTTTATGATATAAAACAGGCTGAAGCGATTACAAGCGGAGGTCAATTATCCATTCGTTGGATTGAGAGAGATGTTAATGTTTATTTGAATAAAATTCTTAAAACAGAAGATAAGGATTACATTATTGCAGTTGATACCGATTCTATTTATGTGTGTCTTGATGAGTTGGTCAAAACTGTATTTGAAGACACTTCTGATAAAAATAAGATAATTAGTTTTTTGGATAAAGTTTGTGAAACTAAAATGCAAGATGTGATCAATAAATCTTATGAAAATCTAAAAAAATATATGAATGCATATCAGCAAAAAATGAATATGAAGAGAGAAGTTCTTGCTGATAAAGCTGTTTGGACTGGTAAAAAACATTATATTATGAATGTTCATAATTCTGAAGGTGTTCAATATGCTAAACCTAAACTTAAAGTTATGGGATTAGAATCTGTAAAATCTTCAACTCCTTCAATTGTTAGAAATAAACTAACCGATGCCTTTAACATATTAATGAATGGAACTGAAGATCAGATGATAGATTTTATTGAAAAGTTTAGAATAGAATTTAGTCAATTGCCCGCTGAAGATGTTGCATTTCCCAGATCAGTTAAAGGTATAGCTAAATACTCAGATAGTGTTACCTTATATAAAAAGGGCACACCTATTCATGTTCGTGGTACTATTATGCACAATCATATGTTAAAACAAAAAAAGTTAACAAATGTTCACGCATTGATACAGGAAGGTGAAAAAATAAAATTTACTTATTTGAAAGTTCCTAATCCTTCTGGAGAATCTGTGATTAGCATGGGAACTATATTGCCTCCAGAATTTGAATTAGAAAATTATATTGATTATGATACTCAATTTGATAAATCTTTCCTTGAACCTTTAAAGGCAATTCTTAAATGTGTTGATTGGGACTATGAAAGAAGAAACACCATTGATAGTTTTTTTATATGATCGTTGAAGAACTTATAGAATATTTCACAAATAATTGTGACCATAGAAAAATTCCATCAATAATCAAAGAAAATTGGAAATTATTGATTAGTAAATATGATAAAGATGATATTAGAGATTCGTTGGCAAGATATATCACTTTGAATGATGTTCCTTTTCCTCTAAAAGAAATAGAACATGCAAGATTAATACGTTTATTTGATCGTTTTTCCATTGTTAGTATGCTCAAAGAATATAAAAATTTTTCTATCGTTAAAGAAAGATACGATTACAAATATAAGTATTCAGACAACCCTCTAGGGGTAATTGATCGTTCTCATGCATATAATGATGTCAGTGATTACTTTCAGCAAGAAAATAGAATGAAGTGCGGTTCAAATTCAGTGAGTTCTCCATGGAATATTTGGTATGATGAAAAAAAACTTTCAAAAATGAACTGGATATTCTGGAGAGATGGTGTTATGGGAAATAGTGCAGTCGATGATAAGACATTTAGATCATCGTTTAGACTTGGAACCTATACAGCCACTCAATTTAAACCTACCGTGGCGAAAGCATTGTATGAAAAACATAAAGCAAAAAATGTATTAGACACCTCTTGTGGATGGGGTGATCGTTTAGCTGGATTTTATGCTACTGCAAATACTCATTTATATGTGGGATGTGATCCTAATCCTGAAACATTTGAGGTTTACAAAAAACAATGTTTATTTTATGAAAAAACATTAGGTTTTTCAAATAAACCTATTTTAATAGAGAAAGAAGATTATTTTGAATGTATTGGTGGTAAAACCGTTAAGATTTGGAGAAAACCTTCAGAGGATGTAGATTGGAATCTTTATGAAAATACTTTTGATTTTTATTTTACATCTCCTCCTTATTTTGAAACTGAAAAATATGCCGAAGATTCTGATAAAGTTGGTGATCAATCTTGGAATCGATATGATACATTTGATAAATGGAAATATGACTTTTTCTTTAATGTTACGAAAAAAGTTTGGAATACAATTAAAGATGATGGTTTTATGATGATAAACATTATTGAGCCGAGAAGCACTGGAAATAAAAGATTAAATCTGTGTGATGATATGGTTGAATATTTTAAAGAGTTTGAAAAATCTAATTATCTTGGAAAAATAGGTATGCGTATGGCTGCAAGACCAAATGCCAGTGAATTGGCAGATGTTTTTATAGAACCTATTTGGGTGTTCAGAAAAAATAATCAAAATTATATTGAAACTTTCGAAAACACTATTGATAAATTTTATAATTAAAGGTAAAAATATGGATCTAAAAATGTTAATTAAGGAGAGTGGAAATGAATACGCTGGAATCGTTTCTGATGGAATTGAAGCCGGAGATGTTGAATCTTTTATTGATACTGGAAGTTATGCTCTTAATGCTCTACTCTCGGGTTCTATCTATGGTGGACTCGCTTCGAACAAAATTACTGCTTTTGCAGGCGAAAGTGCCACCGGAAAGACATTCTTTGTTTTGGGTGTTGTCAAACAGTTTTTAGAAGATAATCCTGAAGGTGGTGTTATTTATTTTGAGAGCGAATCTGCATTAACAAAACAGATGATAGAATCTCGTGGAATTGATAGCAAAAGAATGGTAATAATGCCTGTTGCTACGATTCAGGAATTTTCTCACCAATCAACAAAAATTCTAGACAAATATTTGGATCAAGATAAAAAAGAACGAAAGCCTTTAATGTTTTGTCTTGATTCATTAGGTATGCTGTCTACATCAAAAGAAATGTCAGATACATCGGATGGAAAAGAGACCAAAGATATGACACGGGCAGCCCTCACAAAAGCAGCATTTAGAGTGTTGACACTGAAATTAGGGAAAGCAAAAATTCCAATGTTAGTCACTAACCATACCTATTCCCAAGTAGGCACAATGTTTCCTCAACAAGTGATGGGAGGCGGGACTGGATTGTACTATGCTGCCACAAATATTATATTTTTAAGCAAAAGAAAAGAAAAAGTGGGTACTGAAGTCATAGGTAATATAATTCATTGTAAAAATCAAAAATCAAGACTTACCATAGAAAATAAATTGATCGATGCATTGGTCACTTATGATAAAGGATTGGATAGATATTATGGTATGTTAGAACTTGCGGAAGCCTGTGAGGTATTTAAAAAAGTATCAACAAGATACGAACTTCCTGATGGATCAAAACAGTTTGGTAAAACTATTTTAGCCGAACCTGAAAAATATTTCACAGATGATATATTAAAAACAATCGATGAATATTGTGGTAAAGAATTTCTATATGGAAAAGGATCAAAAACTTTTGATGAATCGTTAGAGGAAGAAAATGGACTTGAAGAGTAAATATCAAATTATACAGTATGATGAAAATAATCATGCTTTTAAAATTATAGATGGCAAATTTAAAGATGTTATTTACAAGTATAATAGGTTTGGGTTAGTCGAACCTGGAGATGATGAGGAGACCTTGAAATATCGATTCGAATATGATATTATTGAGATACCTGAAGAAATAAGAGGTAAAAATTATACCGATAAAGAAGGTATAGAATTTGAACAACTAATCGGTGATATATTAATTCAAGTTTTAGAAGAAAACGTAACTGTAGAAGAGGATAATGACAATAAGAATAGAAGATACGATTTTAAAAAACCTAATTTATTATGAAGAATTTACCAGAAAAACCATACCATATATTAAAGTAGAATATTTTTCTGAACCCATAGATAAAATTATTTTTTCACAAGTTAAAGATTTTATCACAAAATATAATACACTTCCTACAAAGGAATCATTATTAATTGAAATTGGTGAAGATTCTAATTTGAATGAAGAACAATTTCAATTGTCTTCGAAAAAAATATCTGAATATTTTTTTGACAGAGATGATAAACCAGAATTGGAATGGGTAGTCAATTCGACAGAAAAATTTTGTCAGGATAGAGCAATTTATAATGCTGTTTTAGAATCAATTCAAATATTAGATGGTGAAAATAAGACAAATAAAGACAAAGGAACTATTCCTGCACTGTTATCTGATGCACTTTCAGTTTGTTTTGATCCTTATGTGGGACACGATTATATTGAGGATGCTGAGGCAAGATATTTGAGCTATCATCAGGTAGAAGAAAGAATATCATTTGATTTAGAATTCTTTAATAAAATTACCAAAGGAGGATTACCTAGAAAAACTTTGAATATTGTGCTTGCCGGCACTGGTGTTGGAAAAAGTTTATTTATGTGTCATCATGCGGCTTCTTGCTTATCTAATGGGTTAAATGTTCTTTATGTGACACTTGAAATGGCTGAAGAAAGAATTGCTCAAAGAATAGATGCTAATTTAATGAATATTACTATGGATGAACTTGAACAAATTCCTAAAGAATCATACGATAAAAAGATTGGTAGAATTAAAAATATGGTGAAAGGAAAATTAATTGTCAAAGAATACCCTACTGCATCTGCAAATGTAAATCATTTTAGAAATTTAATTAATGAATTGAAATTAAAAAGAAGATTTACACCAGACATTATTTTTATAGATTATATTAACATTGCGACATCTTCACGTTTAAAATTTGGAAATTCTGTTAATTCATATAATTATATTAAATCTATTGCCGAAGAACTTCGTGGTTTAGCAGTAGAGTATGATGTTCCTATAGTTAGTGCTACACAAACAACTAGAAGTGGATATACCAATAGTGACCTTGGATTGGAAGATACCTCAGAATCTTTTGGTTTGCCTGCAACTGCCGATTTTATGTTTGCTATTATTTCAACTGAAGAACTTGAAGATTTGGGTCAATTACTTGTCAAACAGTTGAAAAATAGATATAATGATCCGAGTATGCATAAAAGATTTGTTATAGGTGTTGATAGATCTAAAATGAAGTTATTTGATTTGGAAGATTCTGCACAAGTGGATTTGATCGAAAGAACAAATCAGAAGAAAGGTACTAAAATGCCTTGGGGTAAGAAAAAAGAAGAAGATGATATTCCTTCATTTGATATTGGAACAGATAATCGTATGAGTAGAAAAAAAGATTTTTCAGAATTTTCATTTTAGTAAGGGAAATATGATAAAATTATCTGCACCGGATGGACCATTTTCAATGATCATTTCATATAAAGGATTTGATATAATTTTTTTTGGTATTCCTGAAGGAGAAGAATTTCAGTGTGATTTAAAGGTATTTAAAGGAGAATTGGATATAACGAAAGAATTTGATGTATCAGGCATGATTGTACCAGATTCAGAAAATTTATATAGTATTATGAGTAAAATAGATAGAAATACTAAAAGAGAAAAGATAACTGGTTTTTTCAAGTTTGGTAAAAATAGTTCTTGACATTTTTGAAAATTGTATTATAATGGTACTATATCTTATAGAGAGAGAGTGCCATGATTACTAAATTTATAAAAAAAACTATATTTTATTTTTTATTGACTTCAACTGTTAGTTGCTATGGATCTTTGTCTTTGGAACTGAAAGGTGTTGAAGTTAATAATAATACCAATAATACAAATATTTATAGAGATTCTATGAAAGATACTATTATTCCTCAGAGTAATAGTATTGACATGCCGACCGAAGCAACGCCTCCTCCTAAAATTTTTAAAAAAATCCCACCAGTTCAAAATAATCAAGAAAGAATTCAGATAGAAAAACTCTATGATCAAGAAACTATTTCTGATTTAGAGTATATAAGAAATTATAATCTTGAATATCAATCAATTCCTCAAAAAAAATCCAAAAAAAACGTAAAAAAAATAGATGAGAGAAAAGATTTGTACGTATACTTTGCTGAATATTATCTTAGAAATTCTAAGTATTTTCTTACTAATTATCCTTTTTTTCAGAAAAATTCTGATATTTGTAAAGGAACATTTTCTGTATGCTTTACTTCGAAATATATAAGAAAAGATCTTTATGATTACTCAAAAAATAACTGTATAAATTATAATAAAAGTGTAGAAGAAATTTGTGAAAATGTAAAAATTATTGAATAATCATATATGATAAATATAAAGAGATTTATATTTTAAAGGATTATGAAATGCTCACATTCAAAGAATTTTTATTAGAAAATACAGGTGCAAATAAGCATTTAGAACATTTAGAAGATGAGTTGTTAAACACAAGTTTCGATGGTTTACGAAATTCTATTGAATATATGCTTTCTATTTCTAAATCATTAAGTGGGTATAATCAAGGAATAACAGTTACAACTAAGTGGGATGGAGCACCTGCTATAATTGCAGGAACAGATCCTGAAACTAGAAAATTTTTCGTAGCAACAAAACATGGTGCTACTGCAAAAAATATGAAACTTAATTTTAGTGAAGAAGATGTAGATAATAACCATCCCGGAGAAGGATTGAATAAAAAGTTAAAAGTTTGTTTAAGAGAACTTAAAAAATTAAACCTAAATGGTGTATATCAAGGAGATCTGTTATACTCTGAAACACAAGAAAAGAAAATGGAAACAATTGATGGTAATAAATATTTAACCTTTACACCAAATACTATTACCTATGCTATACCATTTGGTTCAGAGTTGTATAAAAAAATTCAAAACAGTAAAATTGGTATAGTTTGGCATACTAAATATTCAGGTGAAGGTCCTGTGAATACGATGAATGCTAACTTTAATTTAGGAAATAATTTTTACACAGAAAATAAATCTGTTTGGTCCAGAACAGCAGAATTTGAATATGCTGGAGGCATAGCATCTTTCAATAAAAAAGAACAAGATAGTTTCAGAAGCATTTTATCAGCCGTTGGAAAAATTTTTAGAAAATTAGATAAAAAAATATTAAATACAATTTCTGATGATAAAGAGATTAATATTCAAATAAAAACTTTTTTTAATTCAAAAGTTAGAGAAGGCAAAAGCATTGGAAATAGTGAAAAACATGTCTTGAGTTTGATTCAATATCTGAAAGACAAATTAAATTTAAAAGTTCAGAGTTTGAAAACAGAAAAAGGAAGAACTTCTAAAATAGAAAAAAATGAAGAATTTCTAAAATTTTTCAGAGATAATAAGCAACAACTTGCAATGATTTTTGATACACAGAAATTATTGATAGCGGCAAAAAATATTTTAATCAAAAAGTTGCAAACTATTGAAAGTTCAGAAAAAACATTTGTTAAAACATCTAATGGCTTTAAAGTTACAAATCCTGAGGGATTTGTTGCTTATCATATAGATAAAGGAGCATTAAAATTAGTAGACCGTTTAGAATTTTCTAAACAAAATTTTACAATTAATAAAAGCTGGTAATAAACATGCAAAAAGACACAGAAATTTCAAATAGTAGCGTCAAGGAAAAGTTGAATGAAATTGTAATGAATGAAAATGTTGATGCTAGACTTAAAAAATTGGCAATGGCCGGTTTGATAGAAGACGGAGAATATGCAAAATTCATGAAATTGATCAAAATTTTAGATCAAGAAAAACCAATTCCTAAAGAATTAAGGGAAATGGTTGTGGATATCTATGAAAAATTAATTAATTATTTAACAAAAGATAAATTGATTTTTAATTCATTAGTTCAAAAAATGAAAACAGATTCTGCTAATAAATTGAAAGAAGAACAAGATTATTTCAATAGTCAAAAAAAGGCATTTGAAAGAAAATATAAAGTATTTAAACATGATAATGTCATGTATTATATAAATGAAGAAGAAAAAATGATTGAATATAATGATGAATCTATTCAACAATTTATCAAAAGAAAGAAGGAGCGTAATGTTACAGTCTGAAAATTCATTAATAGATAGATTGCAAGAATCGATGATGTCTATTATGCTTCATGAAAGTACTCCAGAAAGAGCAAAAAAACTAGCAAATGCCGGTCTAATAGACAAGAGTGATTATTCTAAATTTGTAAAATTGATGAACGATATGAACGGAGATAAACCGTTATCAATGACTCAAAAAATGATGATATTGAAAATGTTTGATAAATTATTAGATTTAGTAACTAACGATAGATCAATTTATCAAAGAATATTGAAAAAAGTTAAAGAAGACAATACAAATAGAAGTATTAGGGAAAGAGAAACATTTGAATCATTGCATACAATTGTTGAAAAAAATAATAAAAAATATTATGTAAATCAGGACAACAATTTAGAACTTTATACGGAATCTTCAATTAAAGATTTTATCAATAAAAACAGACAATATAAACATTTATGAAATATTTAAATAATTTTATTTCAGAAGCAAAACAAGGAAAAACTGCAGTAATTACTTATGGTAGGATGAATCCTCCCACTGTAGGTCATGTCAAATTGGGATTAAAAATACAAAATGAATCTAAAAAAAGAAAAGCAGATTCATTTATATTTTTATCTCCTACTCAAAATGCTAAAAAAGACCCTTTAAGTCCTGAAAGAAAAAAATATTATGCTCAAAAAGTTTTTGGTAAAAATATTACAGTTGAAATTAAACCAAATATTTTTACTGCATTATCTTATATTTACGATAAGGGCTATAGAAATGTAGTTATTGTTGTTGGTGATGATCGAATAGATGATTTTTCAAAAACAGTACCTAAATATAATGGTGTCAAAAGTAATCATGGTTTTTATGATTTTGAGTTGATCGGTTTAGAAAGTTCTGGAAAACGTGATTCGAAATCTAAAGGTGTGGAAGGAATGTCTGCATCAAAAATGCGAGAATTGGCTACTTCTGGTAATTTTGAAGAATTTAAAAATGCTATGATTTCTAATGATAGAGATAAACAATCGATTTTAAAAGATAACGAAGTAAAATCATTATATAATGAAATACGAAAAGCAATGAAAGTGGAAAGTACACAACATGATAAACAATTACACAATTTATCCGAGGCAGACAAGAACACGAAGCATTATACGGAATCTGGAGCAAATAAAAAAAGTCCGGATGATTCAAGAGTGCCAGGACATCAACCAAAAAAATATGGCGCAGGACTTTCAAAATCAGAAGCGGAAAGAAGATATTCTCATTTCGAAAAGAATAAAGAAAAATCAGATAGCGATCCTGATGCTTATAAACCAGCACCGGGTGATGATAAACCAGCGCCTAAACAATCAAAATATACCAGAAAATATAAACAAATGTATGGTGAAGAATTTATATCAGAAGCAGAAATTGCAGGCCTTAAAAAGAAAGCAGAAAAATCAGGAGTTTCATACGGTATCTTGAAGAAAGTGTGGAATCGTGGCATAGCAGCCTGGAAAGGCGGTCACAGACCAGGTACAACTCCACAACAATGGGCATATGCTAGGGTTAATTCATTTTTAACAGGTGGTAAAACAAGAACAACTGCTGATGCTGATTTATGGGCAAAGACTAAAAAGAAAAAAACAAATGAAGAATTTGGTATCGACAAATCATTTAAGGAATGGTTGAATCTTTCAGAAGGAGAAAAAAATGAAAACTTTTAAACAGTTGAAAGAAGAAGTTGAAATTGTCGCAGAAGATTCATTAATTGAAGATGCAATTTCATACCATATCAATAATAATATTCCATTATCAGAAAGTATTTTTAGATTACATTCTGAATCTTATTATAAATTTTTTAGATTTGCCAAACAACAATATGAAAAAGGATTGTTTGAGAATTTGAATGAATTTGATGAAGAATTATTAAAGACAGATATTGGCGAATTTGGAATATATGAAAATGAGAGAGTTCCATTGGACATTCCCATACAGGTACAAGAGGAAGATGAAAAAAATCCACCTTTAGGTAAACCGAAAACAGGTGGTCCAAAAAAATATTATGTATTTGTTAAAGATCCGAGTTCAGGAAATATTAAAAAAGTTACTTGGGGAGATACGACTGGCTTGAAAAATAAAATGAATGATCCTGAAGCCAGAAAGAGTTTTGCAGCCAGGCATAAATGTTCGCAACAGAAAGATAGGACATCAGCAGCATATTGGGCCTGTAATACTCCAAGGTATGCAAAATCATTGGGTTTAAGTGGAGGTGGAAATTTCTACTGGTAAACCATATTCTGATGAAAAAAATGACGGATATTTTATCCGTCATTTTGATGATTCATTGAAAAATAATGAATTGATTTGGCATAGAGATAAAAAAAATAGACAAATTACGGTATTAAATGGAGATGATTGGAAATTTCAATATGACAATTCTCTCCCTTTTGTACTGAATATCGGTGATATTATTTGTGTGCCTGCTGAAATTTATCACAGGTTGATTAAAGGCACTACCGCTTTGTCATTAAAAATAAAAGAAATAGAGGAGTAACAAATGTTAAAAACTTTTACTGGCGGTGCTTTTTCTGCTGAAGATAATGTCGCCAAATTATATGAAAAAACTGTGAATGCTAAGATTGAATTAGATCCTGTTGGAAAAGAAGATTCTGATATTGATAATGATGGAGATTCTGATGATACTGATGAATATTTGGTAAAGAGAAGAAAAGCTATCAAAAAATCAATCTCTAAAAATAAAAAAGATGATATGAAAAATGGAGATAAAAAGATAGAATTATCAGGTAAAAAAGATGAAGTAAAAATAATGAAATCTACCAATGAAGAATCTGAAGAATTAGATGAAGGATCTGATTATCAACTATATCACAAAACTTTTTCTGGTGCCATGGCACATGCTTATCAGATTGCAAAGAAAAGAGGATATACTGTTGATACTGATGATATCGATAAAAAAGTTGCTATGGGTCCATCAAAACCATCAAATGGAAAAACTAATAGATATATTTTAGGAACTGATAAGAAAAAGAATCTACATGTTCAAGTTGCTAATTTAGATGATAGGAGGTATGAATTGAACATGTATATTGAAGAAGTTGATAACTTAGAGGAAAAGGCGATGAGTGTAAAACAGCAGAGATTTATGGCATTAGTGCATAAAGCAAAAAAAGGTGAAAAACCAGCATCTCCT